TGCTCTCAACGCTTCAATCTCTATTTGACAAATCTTAATGAACGCGCTCAAACTTCTATCCTCTGTTATTGCCATTCGTGCCTGTAACAATACCAATTCTTTTTCCTTCTCCAAAGCCTTTATAAACGATTCACTAAAGCCAAAACGCTCAATAAATTGTGTCATCAACTTATTTCCAAAGTACGAAGTAAGTAAGCCAGCTTTGCCTTTTTTAGTTAACCATTTATCGTCTTTATCTTCGTGCCACTTTAACCAGTTATAGATTGGCATATCCTCAATACTAAACCAATAGTTCTTTGCGTATAGCTTCAATAAAGTACGGTGTAATAAGTTCACTAACCATTTGCTTGCTCTCTTTAGTAAGCCCAAGAACATCGGGGTAAATTTGCGCCAAATCCGTATCTTCTTTGATTGTGTCGGCTGTGATTTTGAACCCGTCATTTTCTACTTTTATCCTAAATGATTTATAAAACTCTCCCGTATCTTTTAACGTGATGTGGTCTGTCCTGCCATCGTTCCCCAAACTTCTCGCTAAAGGCTTATAGTATTGAACCGTTATCGTGGCATACTCACCCAAAGAACGACCTTCACTATCTACACCGCCCTCGTACATTTGCTCTAAATTGAAGTCAATTATCTGCGCTTGTACGTTGCTATCCTTCAATATTTCAATAAACAATTTATCCGCCTTGCTTTCTAAGCCGATTATCTTTCTCAACAAATCAGCCAGCGCCTTCATTGTTTACTTATCGCTTTTCTTTTTCTTCTTAGGCTTGATTTGCAAATCTGTATTTGCTGGCGCTTCTGCTAACTCCTCCTCTTTCCATACGATACCCCTAGCTTTGCACTCGGCTTTTAGTGTTTTCCAAATCTTATCTAAGCCGTCTGTTAATTGTGGAGTGCCTTTATACATTTCAACAAAGTCATTATAGGTTAAACCAGCAACGCCATGAAGCGCCCAAGTAATACCACCCACCTTTAAAAAATCATTTTCTTTTGCCATTGGTTAAAGTTTTAAAAGGGAGAGCCGAAGCCCTCCCCTTAGTGTATTATATTGTAATAGTATTCGCTGTTACCGCTGCGAAGTTGTAGCCATTTTTATTGATGGTTAAACGAAGCACATCAGCAACCGTTTGCGAAGCAAAGTTGATTTGATACGTTCCATCAGGACTTTCAGCAATAGATGTAATAGTTACCGAAGCACTATCAGTTACATTGTAAAGAGCCATATCACCAGCAACCAAGCCTTCAACTAATACAGGGTTCAAGAATGAACCGTATTGTGTTTTCAAAGTCGCTTTGAATGATGTTTGACCGATTGCGCTGTATGTTGAAGTAACATCTAATAAACCGTTCAACAAAGAAATATCTGTACTCATTTCGTTTGGCTCTATTGTTCTCAATCTTTCATCTTGCACGTCTAAATGCCAATCGAAAGCTAAGTCAATTTTTTGAGTCGTAGCACCTGAGCCAGTCTTGATTAATTTAGCAGAAATTGAACCGTTGTCGATTCTAATTGGCGCCAAGTAACCATCATTAATCATTTCACCTACTAATTGTTTTGATTTAGTAATACCAAACAAGCCCGAAACTTTACATTTCTTATCGTTTATCTTACCAACCATTTGAGGAGAAACAGCACCAGCGTTATTTCCTAAAGTAGTAATCATTGTTTTAACTGAACGAATACCAACTTGTCTTTCAATTTTAGTTTTGTCATCAAAAGTTTCAAAGTCAGAATCTGCGCGCTCATCTACCATGTTCTTAACGAACGGCAATGGATACCAGCGTAAAGTTTCATCAGCGTTATTTACCAATGCGGTAAAATAAGCTAAGTTAAATGTATCTGTCAAATCAATTTCATTGATAGTACCATCGTTTTTAAAGTACGATACTTCGATGAATTTCTCTACCACTTCCATGATAGGGGTACAGCCAAACCCTGTGTTAGCGACTGTAAGACTGCAGCAATTTGCCATAATTTTAAATTTTAAAAGTTATTATTATTCATCAAATTTAATTCAATTTATAATTGCCAATTTTTTTTGTTAGCAATACCCACCGCAATCGGTCGGCTTTCTTAATTCCAACGATATTCGCAACTCAACACCACTCAATTTATCCTCAAACAATGTAGATTCAAAGCCTTTGTTGTTCACGTACACCCCGAAGCGAGAAAGGTTAGTTAATTCGTATTCTCTTATCTGTTGCACTCTCACTTGTTTGTTTAATGTATCAATAAAGTGTTGTACCAATCTTTGCATAGGCTTGATGCTATTAGCGTAAAACTCGTCAATCTCCCACTCTTCAAAATTAGCATGAGTAAGGAAGAATAAACGCAAATCACTAACGCGTTCAAACTCATCAACATCTTCATTGAACCTTTCGCTAAATATTTCAAGCAAATAGACAAGCGGTGTTTTATCAGTATCGAATTGGCGCTTAGTTAAAGTTATATTCGTTTCTTTTACCGTCCCATGAAAAAAGTAAACCGTTGGCAACGTGAATGAACTAACAACTATTGCAGCACTACCACTTAGAGTAATCACACAGCCCGAAATCGAACTTACGGTATAATCATTATTCCCTATCGATAGCACTATGCTTGGTTGAATCCATTTAACATCATCAACGGTAATGGTGTAAACGCCCGCGCTTGGGTTAGTTGTTGCCGTAATTGTTACGGTCTTATTCACCGCAGTTAGTACGCTATTCAAGTAATCTATTATATCTGTTTTATACATCATAATATCGCGCTGTATTTAGGTTGTAATTGCAAGCCATCGTACTCAGGATATGTTGCCGCGTTTACGTGAATATAGTATTGAACCGCCTCCCAATCGGATATGATTCCATTGTGTCTAATCTCGCCCATACGCGCTGCATTCTCTCCCGTCATTACTATACCTACATCGGCTAAAGACTTAGCAACACCGCTCTGTGAATGATGCGCCTGAGTACCTTGTACGTATAAGCAATAAATAATGCCTTTCAATATTTCTTTCATCCCTCTACTCTCGAATATTCTGCCCTCTGTATAATACTCTTGCAATAGACTAACACCGTTATTTAAGCCACTTACTTGAATTGCCAAAGGGTTAAATACATTTAGGTATCTTGCACCAACTGGCGCGTTATTTACTACCGTTGCAATGAATAGGTCGCCAAGCGTTAAGCCTAACAATTTGCGGATATATGTTTTTTCAAACTCATCAATATAGGCTTGTAATATTGGAGTCGTGTATGTTGTTTGAGCGATGTAATAAAGCCCAGTGAAGTCTGTTGTTTTAACTAATATTGATGCCATAATTATAAATTTATCTTTAAAAAAAAGGTGGGTTTTTTACCGCCCACCTCCAAACAAAACAAACAAACAAAAGTGTTTTTTAGATTATTTCGGCAATACCTTTCGCTACTAATAACGAAGCAATATCACCGCTTTCTTTATACACCTCACCTTTTTTAAGGTGTTGAGTATCTTTGATTATTTTAATTGACACGTCGCCAACAATAGCAGCAACTTCTGCAACTTCGATAACCTCTACTTCTTTTACTTTCTTAGCCATTTTTTATAGTTTTAAAATTAAAGGGTGAGGTGTTTTAATTCCTCACCCTATTAACTATGCGTTTAACGCTGTTTTCGCAGTTGCGAATGAACCAGTAACCAAAGATAGAACTCTGTTAGACGGCACGTAGCAAACCAATCTCATTTCCGCTAAGATAGTGATTAAGTTCTTAGTGAAATCGTCATTCTCATGACCCATTGAGATAGTAGCATCTTGTCTCATTCTAACATTCACTTGAGAGAAATCACCAAGTAAGAAAGTACCAGCTGTGATACCAGTGTTTTTAATAACTGGAATACCAGCAAAAGTAGTAACACCGTTGTTCACTACGAATAATGAAGGTGCAACATAACCATTATCAGTTGCTTTAGTCAACTCCATGAATGTAGCATCTGTTGGGTGTAACACGATTGCAGAAGGTAAGTAGTTAGCAGCCTCAACTTGGTTGATTGCAGTACGCAATACATCGAAGTTGTTAGCAGCAGTTCCAAACGTACCGGCAAATGAACCAGCAGCGTAAGTAGTTGCTTGAGTAATGATACCATTCAAGTTCGGAGTAGTACCGTTACCGCTTAATACACCACTATCAGCTTTCAATGCGATAAGTTCAATCAAGTTGTTACGAATCTCTGCTTCCATGAAAGCAACATCATCTAACATCTCCATTGATACTTTAGTGTAAGCCGTTACTTTTTCTACTTTAGCAGATTTCTCGTTTACATCAAAATCTTCTTGAGTCTTAGCAGCACCCTCAGCAGTCATGCCAGCAGTACCAGGATCATTGTTAGCCATCTCAGCCCATTGAACATACATCTTGTCAGTACGACCGAAGTTAGTAAGGTCAATGATGAAAGGTCTTCTTCTCTTAGTTGTTACCAAGCCAGTTGAGAATGAAGCTAATTGATAAGGAATACTATTAGTACCTACCGCGTCAATGTTAGCAGTAGTCATAGTAGCTGCAGCTTTAACTTCCATTGAAGCGCTGAAACCTTTTTTCTTCATTTTGTCCGCACCGTTTTCTTTTAATAACGATTTGTAAGAATCAACGAATAGGTCAGCAAGTGATTTGTAAGATTCTGTTTTCTCTACGGCTGCCTCATTAGCTGCTTTCAATTTAACAATCTCACCGTTCACTTCGCTTTTTAATTCTTCTTTAGCTGCTTTAACTGCCTCTAATTCGGCTTTTAAACTTGCTACTTCGTTTAATGATTCGGCTTTCACCGCATCAAGTTTTTTACCAACTTCAATGTTGATTGCGTCAACTAACGCTTTTTGGTCTTGTGCTTCCATTTTTTAGAAATTTAGATTTTTAATGATTTGATTTACGTCGAATTTTGGTTTTATCGGTTCGCTTGATTTTGCTTCGCTCGGCACTTTTGAAAGTGTGGGCTTATCAAAGGTTTCAGCTACTTCAATCTCTTTTAATATTTGCTTGAATTGTTTAATTTGTAGTTCAAACGTGCTTAACATTTCATCGCTTTGCATTCCGTTCTTCACCGTATATTCAAGCTGATTTAATTTACTTACAAGTGCTAAGGTCATTGATTCTTTACTTCCGCTCTTAACTCCCAAAAATGGTGTTAATGAATTTGCACCAAAGGCAACCGTCGAGCCCTCGAATAAATTTATTTCTTTAACTATATATAAATAGCCAAACTTCTCAGCTTCCTCAGGGTTAACTAATTTACTAACCACTTCATTCCATGCAACGGGATTTTTCTCCGATTCAATTAATGAAAGCTGGTTGTATTTGAACCCGATTGAATGGTTATCGTAAATGCCTTCTTTGTAGTTAATCAAAGTATCATTCCCCAAAGTTGTGTTGGCTATCTTAGATTCAAAGTATATGCCCGTAATACCGTTCTTAGTCGTTTCCTCCAGCACTTGCAACTTACCTACCAATGTCGTTAAGTCGTGATTCAATGCGTGTTTAATCTTTGCTACTGCTGTGCTATTCACACCGCGCTCTTCGATTGACTTCTTAGCCGAACCCATTATTAACACATCCTTATCTGAATCAAAGAAGTTGTAAGAATTGAAAAAGCCCGTAACGATACGGGACGATGTACTAACATCTAAAATATTAGCGTCAGCACTTTTAACTGAGTAATGAGCCGACTTCTTATCGACTTCACTTAGTATATTTTTTTTCGCTTCTTCCATTTCTTTTCAAAAATAAATACAA